GCCCAATGCAGCTGTAGTTGCCACTGCTTCAGAGAGCGCAAATGTATCGCTTGAAAAAGCCAACGAAGCTACGCAAAACGCCACTAAGGCAGCCAAGGCAGAGTCTGCTAAGAAAGAACCCGCTAAGGCAGGCGCAAAAACCATGGCTGAAGAAGAACCGACGCTTGAAGATATTCGTGCCAACGTTGCAAAGCACATAGGCACCTACCGCGATGAAATTAAAGCTAAGCTGACGGAATTTGGAGCCACTAACGTGACTACGCTTTCCAAAGAGCAGTACCGCCCATTCAACGCGTTCTTGCTGACGCTTTTGCCTTTCTAATGAACGGCATAAACCACACCGGCCGGAAGCACGCGCAGTTGTCTGCTTCCGGTTCTAGTCGGTGGCTTAACTGCCCCGGCTCAATTCGATTAGAAGAAAAGTTCTACGAGTCCAACCCGCGCAAATCTTCTACCTTTGCAGACGAAGGCACATTAGCCCATGAGCTTAGCGATATATCGCTACGAGCGCAATCGGGTGAAATGGACAATGGCACATACAAAAAAGAGCTTGCTAGGATAAAAAAACATAAGCTATACAGCGCCGAAATGACAGAGCATGTTACGGCTTATGTTGATTATATCCTAGCAAGAATCAAAGAGCTCGAAGAGATTTATGGTGACGTAGCAGAACTGCATATCGAAACAAAGCTCGACTACTCTAGGTACGTTCCGGGCGGGTTTGGGACGGGCGACACCATAATTGTATGCGATACGCATTTGGAGGTCATAGATCTGAAGTATGGCGCCGGAGTGAAGGTAGATGCAGACCAAAATACGCAGCTATCTTTATACGCAGTGGGAGCGCTTCAGATTTTCAAAGGCGTCAAGACTGTAGCGATGACCATATACCAACCGCGTATGGACAACGTCTCCACGTGGGAAGAATACGCGAGCGTCATATTGGATTGGGCTGAAACAGTCGCAGCGCCTGCAGCAAAGAAAGCGCTTGGACACTCCGAGGAGCTCAACGCAGGCAGCCACTGCAAGTGGTGCGCCGTGAAGCCTGTATGTAAGGCCCTTGCAAGCAAAAACATGGAGCTAGCGAAGCTTGACTTCAAAGAGCCGAATATGTTGACAGACGAAGAGATTGCCGAAGTCTATCGCATGATTCCTATGCTTAGCGATTGGGCCAAGAGCGTCAAAGATTACATGCTCGAGGAGGCCGCCAAAGGCAAGAAATTCCCGGGCTATAAAGTAGTTGAGGGCAAAAGCAATCGTGCTTGGAACAGCGAAAAAGAATATGCTGTGCTCGAGACGTTAGAAAAGCTAGGCTTAGAATCCGAAGATTATTTGGAATCAAAGCTTCTTTCGCCTACGCAAATGGAAAAGCTAGTTGGGAAAGAGCATTGGGTAAAACTTACGCCATATGTAGTAAAACCCACAGGCTCGCCTACTTTGGCCCCCGATTCAGACAAGCGCAAAGATTTTGGAGCGTCAAGCGCTCAAAAAGATTTTGCGGAATAGTTTTTGTTTTTCGCAATATTTCGTTATATTTACACACCATTAAAATCCAATTCCAATGAAAATTATCATTAGCGGCGCACGTTTTTCGTACGCAAACGTTTTTGTTCCTAAGGCAATGTCGGAAGGTGACGAACCTAAATTTGGCGTCTCAATCTTGATTCCCAAGTCAGACAAGGCCATGGTTAAGAGAGTGAAAGATGCGATCGACGCCGTGCTTGAAGAAGCCAAAAGCTCGAAGTTCGGCGGCAAGGTGCCTGCAAACTACAAAAACCCGCTGCGCGACGGTGACACAGAGCGCCCGGACGATGAAACCTATGCAGGGCACTTCTTCATCAATGCCAACAGCAAGATTCGCCCCGGGATTGTGGACAAAGACCTGCAGCCCATCATGGACCAAGACGAATTCTATAGCGGGTGCTATGGCCGCGCCTCGGTGAACTTCTATGCGTTCAACACCAACGGCAACAAAGGCGTTGCTGCAGGCCTCAACAACTTGCAGAAGCTGAAAGATGGCGAGCGCCTTAGCGGCGGCGCTTCAGCAGCAGACGACTTCGCCGGCGAAAAGAACGACGATGACGATTTGATGTAGCGTTGATAAGGGCGCGCTGCTTTGTATAGCGCGCCCTTAACTTAAATAAAACACCAATACGCCACACCAAAAAATGATGCTGCACATAGACATTGAAACGTACAGCCCTATAGATATAGCTAAAAGCGGCGCGTACAAATATTTCGAAAGCCCTGAATTTCAGATTCTGCTAATGGCCTATAACGTGGACGGCTTGGAGACGCACATAATAGATTTGGCAAGCGGCGAGAAGTTTCCCGAGTGGCTCAAAAAAGCAATAGAAAACCCCAATGTAATAAAGGCAGCCCATAACGCAAACTTTGAGCGCAACGCGTTCAGAGCCATAGGGCTCAACACAGAAGCAGGCCAATGGGAGTGCAGCGCTGTGAAAGCTGCATACTGCGGCTTGCCAATGAGCCTTGCCGAAGTATCTAAAGCGCTTGAACTTGAAGAAAAAGGCAAGCTGGCGACCGGCAAAGCTTTGATAAAATACTTCTGCTGTCCCGTGAAGCCCACGGCTTCCAATGGCATGCGCACGCGCAATATGCCGCACCATGATACCGTCAAATGGTCAGACTTCAAAGAATACTGCATGCAGGACGTAGAAGCAGAGATGGCAGTCTTGAGCGCGCTAAAGGCATACGAGATTCCATCTTTGGAACGCGAGCTATATAACTTAGACCAAGCAATAAACGACAAAGGCATATTGCTAGATGAAGACTTAGCGCAAGCTGCTTTCGACATTGATAACGAAAATGCGGATGCGGTGTGCGCAAAGATTCAAGCACTTACAGGCATAGACAACGCTAACAGCGCCGCGCAGCTCAAGCAATGGCTAGGGGAGGCTATGGACGAAGACATAACAACATTAGCTAAAGGTGTTATTCCCGACCTGCTTAAAAGAGCTGGCGCAGGCGTTGCTGGCGAAGTCCTAGAGCTGCGCGCCCACGCTTCCAAGACGTCAACTAAGAAGTATGCCGCGATGCTCAATTGCGTAGGGGAGGGCTCGCGCATCAGAGGCCTGTTCCAATTCTACGGCGCGAACCGAACAGGCAGATGGGCCGGCCGGCTTGTACAACTGCAGAACCTGCCGCAGAATAAAATCAAGAATATCGACGACGCCCGTGCCGTGCTTAAGATGCACGACTATGACACCTTTGCGGACCTATTCCCGAGAGTGGCAGATACATTGTCTCAATTAGTCAGGACTGCATTCGTGGCGCCCGAGGGACAGACACTATTGATCGCAGACTTCAGCGCGATAGAGGCACGCGTAATTGCTTGGCTTGCCATAGAGCAATGGCGCCTCGAGGTATTCGCTACGCACGGCAAAATATACGAGGCTTCTGCTTCCATGATGTTCGGCATACCGCTAGAGCAGATAACTAAGGGCAGCGAGCTAAGGACCAAAGGCAAAATTGCGGAATTAGCCCTTGGCTACCAAGGCTCGGTAGGGGCGCTAAAGAAGATGGGCGGCGAAAGCATGGGACTATCCGAACAAGAGATGGCCGACATAGTCTCCAAATGGCGCAAAGCAAATAAAGCCATAGTGCAGCTTTGGAATGACGTAGAGGCCGCTGCGATTCAGGCGACTAAAAGGCACGGCGCCCCTGTAGTGCTTCAGCATTTCAGAGGGCTCGAATTCTTCCACGACGGCGCAGCTTTGAGCATTGAGTTGCCTTCAGGGCGGAAGCTGTTTTATAGGTCCGCTTCCATAGCTATCAATAAATTCGCAAAGCCTTCCGTGCGATATAAAGGCCTAGACCAAGCAACCAAAAAGTGGTGGTGGGTAGATAGCTACGGAGGCAAGTTCGTGGAAAACATAGTGCAGGCTATTGCTAGGGACCTGTTGGGCCACTCCATGCTTACAATAGCCAAGCAGGGCTTCAGTATCTGCATGCACGTGCATGACGAAGTGGTATGCGAGCATGATGCGGCAAATGCTCAAGTCGCCTTAGACGTTATGTGCGACTCAATGAGCGAAAATGTGCCTTGGGCGCCCGGGCTTGTGCTTAAGGTAGAGGGCTATCATTCTAAATTCTACAAAAAAGACTAATGAAACACTGCGGAAAATTAGACATAGCAACGGGCGCATCTGCGGGGTCGAAGAGTTGGAAAAACAAAAGCATAACGTGGTCGTGGCTCGTAGAAAAGCTTGCGAAGCCCGTAGTGACCGAAGAAACGTATAAGACCTATATGGCGTCTTCTAAAGACGACCAAAGCCATATAAAGGACGTCGGCGGATTCGTAGGCGGCTATCTGCACGGAGGCCGAAGAAAGCCAAATTCTGTGATTCATAGGCAGCTTCTTACGTTAGATATTGACTTTGCGCACGCAGGCCTTTGGGACGATCTGCGGCTGCAGTTCGTTAACGCCGCTGTGCTTCACGGCACGCACAAACATAGCGCCGCTACACCACGCTTCAGGCTCATAATGCCTTTGTCCCGAGAGGCAACTGCCGAAGAGTACGAAGCCATAGCGCGTAAAGTGGCCGGCGAATTAGGCATAGAGCTGTTCGATTCTACTACGTTTCAGCCAAGCCGTCTTATGTTTTGGCCGTCCGTCTCGTGCGACGCTTCTTATTACTACGAAGCACAGGACGGTCCTTGGCTAGACACGGATGCTATGCTCGCAACGTACCAAGATTGGAAAGACACAAGCCTTTGGCCTAACTCAAAGAAGGACGCGATAAGGCTCGTAGGCGACGTAAAGAAGCAGGAAGACCCAAGAAGCAAAAAAGGGCTTGTCGGCGCGTTTTGCCGCACTTACTCAATATCTGAAGCCATAGACGTTTTTTTGCCAAAGGCCTATATAGACTGCGGCGCAGGGCGCTACACTTTCACAGGCGGCTCGACTGCTGCGGGCGTCGTGGTGTATGAAGACCTTTTCGCTTATTCGCACCATTCTACGGACCCTATATGTAGCAAGCTTGTGAACGCTTTCGACTTAGTGCGCCTGCACCTATTCGGAGACCAAGACACAGACGCATCAAGCAAGGCTTCATTCACGAAGATGCAGGAGCTTTGCGCCAATGACGAACGCGTCAAAGGCACGCTAGCGCTCGAGACGCTAAACAGCAGCAAGTACGACTTCCAAGACGAACCCGAGGCAGAGCCACAGTCAAGGCAAGAAGACTTGGAATGGATGGCAGAATTGGAGCTAGACGCAAAAGGCAAGTATATTTCTAGCGCGTTCAATATATCGCACATCTTGACACATGATAGGTACCTTTCCAAGTGCCTGCGCATAAACACGTTCGACCGCAAGAAATACGTTTGGCACGATTTGCCATGGCGCAAAGTGCCAAGCCCGGAGCCCATAAAGAATGTAGACTATGCGGGCGTAAGGAACTACATGGAAACCGTATACGGCGTGACCTCGGTATGCAAAGTGGAAGATGCGATGGCGTTGGAATTTCAGAAGAACCAATACAATCCCGTTCTTGATTATTTAGGAGCCCTAGAATGGGACGGAATCAAACGGATTGACACTTTGTTGATAGATTTATTCGGCGCGCCAGACAACGTCTATGTGCGCGAAGCAATTAGAAAGATGCTTGTCGGGGCTGTTGCTAGAGTGCTAAACCCCGGCGTGAAATTCGACTTAGTGCTTACGCTCGTTTCGGTTATACAGGGTACAGGCAAAAGCTCGTTCTTCGCTGCGCTCGGAGGCGCGTGGTTTTCAGATTCGTTCTTCGGCGTCAACGGCAAAGAGGCGCTTGAGCAGCTGCAGGGCGTTTGGATTCTTGAGATGGCAGAGCTGAAAGGCCTGCGCAAAACAGACGTGGAAGCTGTGAAGCAATTCATATCTAAGCAAGAAGATATGTATAGGCCGGCCTATGACCGCGTGCCTGAAACGTACAAGCGCCAATGCGTCTTCGTGGCCACGACCAACGAGATTGAATTCTTGCGCGACCCCTCGGGAAACAGGCGCTTTATGCCTATAGTGGCTGCACCCGTTAAGCTAGCTGAAAATGCAAAGCTGACGGAATTCATATACGGCAGCCGCCATACTATAGACATGATTTGGGCAGAAGCAAAGGCGCTGTATAAGGCCGGCGAAAAGCTTTATTTGAGCAAAGCGGCGGAAGCCATAGCAGGCATGGAACAACAGAAGCACAGCGAATCCGACGAACGCACAGGCATGATTGAAGAATACTTGGACATGCTTCTTCCCGAGGCTTGGGACAAGATGGATTTGGCAGAGCGCCGCACATTCTTGAATGACCCCTTGAGTGCGAAAGGCACCGTGCAGCGCAAGCACGTGTGCATAGCTGAAATATGGTGCGAGTGCCTTTTGAAAGACAAGACAGAAATTTCTAGGTATAAGACACGGGACATAAACGACATACTGCGCGCACTCCCGGGATGGGAGGCCAAGTCGTCTACCAAAAATTTCAAGATATACGGCACGCAGAAATACTATGAAAGAATCTGAAAAAGCCATAGAACGCGCCTTAGCGGCCGCAGTGAAAGAGCGCTTAGGTTTGTGCATCAAATTGACAAGCCCTCAATTCACAGGCCTCCCGGACAGGATATGCTTGATGCCCGGAGGGCGCGTAGTATTCTGCGAACTAAAGAGCAGCGGGCAGAAGCCTACGGCGCGGCAGCTATTCGTACATGGGCAGCTTAGGCAGTTAGGCTTCAAAGTATTCGTAATTGATTCAAAAGAACAGATAAACAGCGCTATAGATGCTAAGTGAAAAAAACCTGCACGCCTATCAAAAGACAAGCGTTGCGCACATAATCGAAAACCTCCAATGCGGGCTATTTTTAGATATGGGCCTTGGAAAGACTGTTTCGAGCTTGACAGCTGTAAAAAAGCTTATCTTTGATTTAGACATATCTACGGCCCTTGTCATAGCGCCCAAGCGCGTAGCCGAAAAGGTGTGGACCGACGAAGTGCACAAATGGAAGCACATTTCGGATTTGCGCGTGTCCGTCATAGCGGGCTCGGAAAAAGAGCGCATAGCTGCCCTTAAGAAAGATGCCGACGTATACACCATAAGCCGCGACAATATAGCTTGGCTGTGCATGTACTATGGCGGAAGCATGCTGCCATTCGATATGCTTATCATAGACGAACTTAGCTCGTTCAAAAGCGCGAAAAGCATACGTTTCAAAGCGCTCAAGAATGTTAGGAACAGTTTCAGCCGCATAGTGGGCCTCACGGGCACGCCTGCACCTAACGGCCTTATCGACCTGTGGAGCCAACTGTTTTTGCTTGACGGCGGCCAAAGGCTTGGGAAGCACATAACGAGCTACCGCGATTCGTACTTCAAGCCGGACAAGCGCAACGGCGCTACCATATTTTCATACAAGACGGCGCAGGACGGCGAAGAGCGCATATATGCCAAAATAAAGGATATTTGCCTATCTATGAAGACCGAAGACTATTTGAATATGCCCGAATTGATTACGCACAACGTTATGCTCGAGCTGCCTCCGAAAGCGCTCAAAGCATACATGGACTTCGAAAAAGAAGAGGTGCTTGAACTAGTCAAAGGCTTAGACGAAACGGAGACCATATCCGTAGCCAACGCAGCAGCCTTATCTATCAAGCTGCTGCAGTTCGCTAACGGCGCCATATACCGGGAAGACAAGACGCACGCACCAATGCACGATATAAAGCTAGATGCCTTAGAAGATATTGTAGAGGCAGCCAACGGCCGGCCGGTCCTTGTCGCATGGTCGTTCAGGCACGATTTGATGCGCATAAAAGAGCGGCTTAAGGCTTATGACGTCCGAGAGCTCAAGACAAGCCAAGACATTGAAGATTGGAATGACGGCAAGATTGAGGTTATGCTATTGCACCCCGCCTCAGGAGGGCACGGGCTGAACCTGCAGCGCGGCGGCAATACGTTAGTTTGGTTCGGCCATACTTGGAGCTTGGAGTTATACCAACAGCTTAATAAGAGGCTTCACAGGCAGGGGCAGACTTCAGTCGTGAATATGTACAAGCTAATAACTGCCGGGACGATCGACGAAAGGGTCATTGCTGCCCAAGAGCAGAAAGCCGAAGGGCAGAATAGGCTAATGGATGCAGTTAAGGACCTTATCAAAAAATACCAAAAGCCATGAAACAGGAAGAGCTAGACGAACGCTATATGCGCATGGCCGAGATATGGGCCGAAAATTCACGAGCTAAGAGGCTTAAGGTCGGGGCCTTGATTGTCAAAGATGGGTCAATCATATCCGACGGCTACAATGGCACTCCCGCGGGCTTCGACAACGAATGCGAAGACGCAGACGGAAACACTAAGCCAATAGTGCTTCATGCCGAAGCCAATGCAATTGCCAAAATTGCCAAAAGCAGCAATAGCAGCTTGGATTCTACGATTTATGTATTATATTCGCCTTGCATAGAGTGCGCAAAGCTTATCATTCAAGCAGGCATTTCGCGCGTTGTATACAAGCACACATACAGGCTTTTAGATGGTTTAACCCTGCTGGCTCAAGCTGGTGTAAATTTGACTCAAATATGAATATCCTAGAGAGGGCCGACCAAATCGTCAACGGCCGCACAGAAGAGAAGGAGCGCCAATACGGCGACTTCCACACTACCATGAACAACATGCGCGACATATTCAATGCTATGACCGGGCACAAGCTCGAGACGCGCGATATGTACATGGCTATGGTCGCAATGAAGCTTGCACGGCAGAGGTTTGCGCATAAGGAAGATAACCTATTGGACCTAGTCGCCTACGTTGGCTCGCTGAACGACTTGGAAGAGCAGATCAGCGAATTCAAAGCAAGCAAAGAGGCTGAAGCACGGCAGCACGAACCTCAATCTATTGGCTGTTGCAGTTGTGGCTTTCCTGCCACTGTTGGATGCAACTGCTGACAAATCCAAACAATGATTGTTTGGATGCAATCTATTGGCTATCAATCAGTTACAGAAAAGCGCCTAAACAATATAAACAATGATTGTTTAGGCGCAACTGTTTGATAATCAATGAGTTAAGTACCCATAAACAATATAAACAATAAAACAATAACAAAAACAAAGACCTCTGCATCCCTATATTATATGAATATCTATAATACCAATATTCATATATTCTATATTTATCCCTTCTTATTTATATAATATTATTGTTTATATTGTTTATATAGATATAAGATATTGATTTTCAATCAGTTACACATAAACAATGAGATTTTTATTGTTTATGGGACTTTTCGTAAGTGATTGAAAACCAATGGCTTACGCATAAACAATGAATTGAATACATTGTTTATGGCTAAAATAATTTGAAAATAATTGGTCAAAAACTTTCAAGTGTCAATACTAGTGCCTACTTTAGCAACATAATCAAACACTCAAACACTCAAACACTCTAACACACCAACACCATGGCTACTTTAGAAAACATCAACGCCGCAATGCAACTTCTGCCCGCAAGTTTCTATCTTGGAAAGCGTAGCAGCTTAGAAGCTTTAACAAACAATAAAGATGGGTATATGTTTAAGGTTTCCGGCGTCGTTATTTTGAACGGCACAGAACTTAGCTTAGAAAACTACTACGTAAGCGTAGATGGTATTGTTAGGGCCTTAGTAAGGCATGCAAGTGTTATGCAAGACACTAACATTGAAGAGTTGGTGCAAGTTGGCACTCAAGTTCTTGATTTGCTTAATGTTGAAACAGTTATGTATTGCTTAGAAAAAGGTTTGGTTTTTACAACCAAAAATAATTAGTCAAAAACTTTCAAGTGTCAATACTAGTGCCTACTTTAGCAACATAATCAAACACTCAAACACTCTAACACACCAACACCATGGCAAAATTAACAACCAAAACTACAAAGCCTAGTGGCCGATTTGGTTACATGTACGTAATTACTGAAATAAAGCTGAACGGTGTGCGTTGCGGAAGCATAAGCCAAAGCTCGCCACACCAAATAACGCTGTCTGTCTTCAAAGAAGATTTGGACGAAGATAAAAACCCAAACTGTCCATTCAAAAACATTCACCTTGCGGCAAAGTTTGAATCAGTAGCCCAAGCAAAAGCATGGCTTAGCGAAAAGTCTGAGATTTTGCAAGCTAAATACAATATTTACGCACTTAAAGACTAAAGCTATGTACGAAGGAAAAGAAATATGCCAAGGCTGCCAAAAGCCGGGCACCGAGAAGCCAAGGCAGCACAGGCATGGATTGTGCAGCGGATGCAACAAAACACTTAGGGCTGGCGCTGAAGTGCTTGCCATAGAAAAGTCAGATAAGGCGCCACGCATTATGGTGCGTCAGCACTTCCATGCTTTTAAGTCTAAAAGCGCAAACGATGTTGCTTTTGCCTTATTGTCAGCACTTAATGAGCCAAATGCGCCGTATATGCGAGCAGATACGCTTAAATACACCTTTGGCACAAATCAGTTCTATATAGTGCGCGAAGACGTGTTTGAAGCGCTCAAGCCTGTGATGCTGAAAATAGACGAAGAGCTGTATAAGCATGAAATGGAGATGTGCAATATGTCTTACACTGTGCGCGACGCCGTGGCAGCCGAAAAAGAGCGCATCTATAACGAAGGTGTGCAGCATGGGCGGAACCTGCTTATGCAACTGAACAGCGGAACCTTGACACTCTCGGACCTCGATAAAAATGTTGCCTACACTGAAAAATAATTGGCCAAAAACTTTCAAGTGTCGATACTAGCACCTATATTAGCACTATCAAATTATCATTCACTCTCAAACACACCAACACCATGACAAAGAATGAAAAACTAGTTTCAGTAGCCGTAAAAAAACAAGCTGGTGTTTTTACACATGTCGCAAAGTTCAACAACACCAATAACGCTAGCAAAAGGACTGCTACGCAAGTTAAAGCCATTTTGACGTCTGCAGGCTTTGATAAGGCAATAACTGTAGAAAATACAGGCAATGGCCGCAACTTTTGTGTTGGTGTAGCAGATACAATCAACATGCGCATGCGCTTGAAAAGCCTTGGCTTTATTCTTGAGCGCAGCAACGGCGGCCCTGTTACTTATATTTCATGTTTCTAACACACCACCACTATGCTACTAGGATTAAGATATGCAGAGCAGCTTCAGACTGCGCAAGCCGAATTGCTTGACTTCTGCAAAAGCGAAAATGTGCGCATAAGCCGCGTGCTAGCTATGGACTACTACTATAAGCAGGGCGTTGAAGTGATAAACGTGTGGACGCTATCAAGCAAAGGCCAAATAAGCCAGCATAGGCGCAAAATAGACTACAACAGCGATGATAGTTCTATGACCCAATATTGGTTCGACGTAGATGCGTCTAGCATGGAAGATATTGAATGGATATATAGCAATACGCTTGGCAAAGTGGTTATGGTTCTGCTGCATTTAGGCAAGTCAGTTTTTTGGGCAAAACAGATACAATTTTAACTGTAAAAATAAATATGGAACTTTGTTTTTGTTTTAAGACAAAGTTCCATATATTTGCAAAAGCACCAAAAGCACCAAAAGCACACAAAGATGGCAAAGGAAATACACAAAAAAACGGGCGAAGAATTCGACAGCCCTTGGAGGCGCAAGTCTTTGCGCAGCGATATGTTCAAAAAGAACGGCAAGCGCAAAAGCATAGAAGATGCGCCGAAGTTTTGGGCCCTCGCCTGCGAGTACTTCGCGGAAGTGGACGAAAACCCGATATACAGGAATGAGCTGCTTAAAAGTGGAGACCTTGCAGGCACGCAGGCTCAAGTGACTTTAGCCCGCCCGTATTCATGGCGCGGATTCGAAGCTTTTCTAGTACTGCGTGGCATAGTAAGCAAGCTAGATGACTATCGCTATAACACGCTTGGCAGGTATGACGACTATATAGAAGTAGTGCAGGCAGTCGGCAGCGTGATGCACGCCCAAAAATTCGAAGGCGCTTCTGTTGGGCTATTCAATGCGAACATAATCATGTCGGATTTGAAGATGGCAGAGATTGTGCACACGCACTTGAGCGGCAACGTGTCCAACGAGCCTGAATACGACAAGCTAAGCGATGAGACGCTTGAAGACATTGCAAGAAACACACCAAAGCAATAACAGATATGCAAGGCCTAAAAGTGTCAGCAGATAAGGCTTTGGCCGAACTATGCAGGCGCAGCTTCTATAGGTTCCTGCAAGAATTTTGGAGTGTCTTGATTCCTGAAGTGCCCGTGTGGAATTGGCATATAAAGTACCTATGTGACGAATTGCAGTACCTCAATGCGTTCGTTGTGGCCCGTAAGCCTAAGCCATACGATTTAGTGATAAACGTGCCGCCGGGTTCTACTAAGTCAACTATAGCCTCGCAGGCGTATAACGCTTGGATTTGGACTGTTGACCCGACACAAAGGATAATAGGTGCAAGCTATGCAAATGCCCTATCCTTATCGCATGCCATTAAGACGCGCGATATTGTACAGTCAGACAAGTATAGGCGCCTATTTCCCGAGGTCGAATTGAAGTCAGACCAAACAGGCAAATCCGACTTTAGGAATACGCATGGCGGGCAGCGCTTCACCACATCGACAGGCGGCTCTATAACAGGCATGCACGCGCATCAGATAATCATCGATGACCCTATAAACCCGCTGCAAGCAGCTTCGGACACAGAGAGGCAGTCGGCAAATGACTTCGTAACGAAAACGCTATCGACTAGGAAAATAGACAAGGCTGTTACGCCTACCATATTGATTATGCAGCGCCTGCACGAGCAGGACCCCACGGGCGTAATGCTTAGCAAAAAAGCGAACAAGATTAAGCATATATGCCTGCCTGCAGAAGACGAAGGCAACGTGCTTCCGAGAGAGATAGCGGCAAACTACGTAGATGGGCTTTTGGACCCCGTGCGCCTTAGCTTAGAAATATTGGAAGAATCGAAGACAGACTTAGGGGGCTACGGCTATGCTGGGCAATTCAAGCAGAAGCCGGCGCCAGACGAAGGCGGCATTCTTAAAAAAGCGTGGTTCGATGTTGTGGATTGGCAGCCGGGCTTTGAAGCACTATGTTGGAACGTGGCAGCAGATACTGCATACACAGCAAGCGATAAGAATGACCCTAGCGGCTTCATTGCCTATGCGGAATACCAAAACACGTTCTATATACGAAGCATCGCCGTAGAGCATCTAGAATTCCCCGAGCTTTGCCGAAGCATAGCTTCTTTCGCAAATATGAACGGCTATACGAGGCGCAGCATGATTTATGTAGAGCCGAAAGCCTCGGGCAAATCATTGGTGCAGACGATAAGGCGCGAGACGTCTTTGAACATCACGGAGGGAGCGAACCCAACGACAGACAAGATAGCGCGAGTCAAAGGCATAAGCCCTATGTGCGAAGCTAAAAGGGTTAAACTTATTCGCGGTGTGTGGAATGAACAATTCTTAGACGAAGTCTGCACGTTCCCTAATGCTGCGCATGATGAACTAGTCGACTGCCTTACAATGATGTTGGATGGGCAGCGGAAAAAAAATATTGGCATTCGTAGAACTAATTGATATTTATTTCATATATTTGTGTTTTCTATGCAACGCGCATTTGTTCAATAAAAATAACAAACCATGGGCTTACTTTATACATGCCCGGAAGCCGCCTCAATCGCGGACTTGCCGGAAGACTGCAAAGAATCGTTTGGGCAGATTCAGAAAGCTGTTTTTCAGCGCACATTCGCTAGCGCAGGCACAAAGAATGCTATCGCAAACCCTTTGCTGCTTGCTAGTTGGACGGCTTTGCTTGCTGCAGCGGATGGCACCAAAGTAGTGCCAAGCCCTTATATGCAAGCACCTACAACGGAGCCCGGGGCTGCGCGCACCTATGGTGGCGGCAACGAGACGCTCGGAGGCATTGAGCTTATCGTCGGTCGCGAGCCAACGACATTCACAGCCAATATTTTGGAGAGCAAGCAGAGCACCATCAAAGCGCTCAAAACGTACATGGGAGAGACCGCAAGCGTTTTCCTAGTTGACGAATATGGGCGCATTGGTTGTATCGCAGACGACCCCGAAACACCTACGGAATACTACGGGATCCCGGTGCGTGCGCTGTTCGTTGGCGACAAGACATTTGGAGGCTTGGAGGCGCCCGACATGAATTCAGTGCAATGGAAGATGCTGCCCAATTGGTCGGACAACTTCGTTATTGTCACTCCGACAGACTTCAACGCACTTACGGACCTTGTACCATAATGGCTAAGAAGCAAAAAATATTGCTTCAGGCCGGAGCCGACCGCCGTTATTTTGATGCAGAGCACGCCGCGCGCGTCTTAAGCATGAAGAATAACGGCGGGTGGCACTTGCCCGAAGATTCAACCTATAAACTGCAGGAAGATGGAACTTTCGCTAGACGAAATAAAGGCGGCCTTGATAAGCCCGCGGAATCGTAGTTCTTTGCATAAAGCCGTCGAGCACGAAGAGCGAATAAAGTTCCATGCAGATGTAGAACTTGAGCAAAGGAATGTGTCTAGGGCGTTCGGGGTTTTTCTTGATTGGGTTGCGACTATTTTGCCTAAAGACAAATACCGCGTATTCCTATCGCTGTTCAAACTGCCGACACCGAATGCGCAGCTTGCCAATGAGATATTCACGGAGCTCAAACAGATATGGGATGGCACAAACCCCGTATACCAATACCAATTTACAAGCCAAGAATACAAAGAAGACTGGCTTGCATATAGGCGCGATGCTTTGGAGAGCCCAGAAGTGTGGAAAACAAAAGGATGGGAGGCCTTCAGGTCTGCCATAAATTCAGTGCTTATTGTTGACTTGCCAAAAGAGCAAAAAAGCAAGCTGCCCGAGCCTTATTTCTACTTTCTTGACATAGCAAAAGTGCATGATTTTGCTATGGATGGCGACGGCTTAGCCTATATAATGTTTTGGGAAGCTGAAGACAAATTGGCTGTTGTGGATGGCGCGCAATATAGGCTTTTGCAGGTAGATGGCGACAAAGTAAAAGCTGTGCTTCACGAAGCGCAGCACTCCTTAGGCTACTGCCCCGCAGAATTCTTTTGGCGCACGCCAATAAACAGGAAAGAGCAAGCTGTAAAAATGTCGCCCTTATCTGCGCATTTGACCAACCTAGATTGGCTTCTGTTCTTTATGACGTCTAAGAAGCACTTAGACTTATATGCCGCTTATCCTATATACTCAAGCTACGCGTCAGACTGCGACTTCGAAAACAACCAAACGGGAGAGTATTGCGATGGTGGGTATCTTAGGAATTCAGGTGGCAGCTTTATGGTGTCGCGCGACGGCGCCGTGCATCAATGCCCTATTTGCGCAAGTAAAAAGATAGTTGGTGTAGGTTCGTTTATAGAGGTGCCAATACCTGAAAAGGATGGGCCGGATTTGCGAAACCCTATAACTGTAACGCCTGCGGACGATAAAAGCCTATCCTATAACACTTCTGAAGTAAGCAGGCTGCGCGCAGAGATATTTGCGGGAGCTGTTGGGGCGGGAGGCGGCATGCTAACGAAAGAGAGCGTTAACGAGATGCAAGTTAAAGCTAATTTCCAAAGCAAAAATGCTGTTTTGGCACTAGTTAAGGATAACTTTGAGCTAGCTATAAAGTTTGTCGAAGACACATGCTGCCGCTTGAGGTATGGCGTGAACTTCATAAATAGCAGCATATCGCTAGGCACTGAATTCTTTAACTTGACGATAGAAGATCTTTATGCTAAGTACAAACAGGCAAAAGAGCTTGGGGCGCCCGTAGCAGAACTTGATGCTTTGTTAGGGAAAATCATAGACACGCAGTATCGCAACAATCCCGTGATGCAGCAGCGCGTAAAACTATTGATGCAGTTAGAGCCGTATAGGCATTACACTGTGCAAGAACTTTCAGGCTTGACTTCTACAGGCTTAATAGATGAAAAGCTTTTGAAGCTCAAGATAAATTTTAGCCACTACATAGACAGGTTCGAGCTTGAAAACATGGACGTTTCGGCTTTTGGTTCTGCCATAAGCCAAGAACAAAAAATCAGTATTGTTAACGAAAAATTACAGAGTTATGTCAACGAAAAAAACGTCGATTGAAGAGGCGGCGCAAGAAGCTAAAGAGAGTGCTTTGAACAAAGCGGCTGAAATTGCAGAATCCGGCGTATACGAGCCGAGTGCAAAAGAAAAGAGCCTTTTTCATGTGCAGCTTGAAAAAGTGAAGTTCAACCCTGTAACGGGCGAGAGGCTTTCTAAAGCCGTGATTCAGAAGTTCAACCCAAAGGCGTACGCCAACTTCATTAAGTTTGCCGCAACGCTTGGCTTCACGAAAGTGGAAGTCCTTTGGAATCCCGAAGAAGACAATTTCTAACCTTAAAAACAAACAGGCATGGCCCTCACACCAGAAACCTTAAAGGCTACCACTGTGCTAGCTGCACTAACAGAAGAGCAGCTAGCAGCGATAGCCACGCTTTCAGTCAATGACGAAGCGCGCGTTGTTTCTTCCAAAGTAAACGAGCATTTCAGCAAGCTTGAAGAAACCGTAAAAGCTGCAAGCGGCGTGGCAAAAAAAGACGGAGAGAAGCCGCAAGAATACATATCGCGCACCTTGGTAGCTTTCAAAGAGCAAGCCACGGGAGCGGAAGCATTCAAAACCGAGTCGGAAAAGCATAAAGCTAAAATAGCTGAATTGGAGACCGCTATCAAGGCGGGCGCCGGCTCAGACATTATTGCTAAGCAGCTGCAAGATTCTAGGAACGAGCTTAGCGCGCTGCGAAACGCTTTCGATTCTGAAAAAGCTGCTTGGGCAGGAAAGGAAAAAGAGCTAGTTGGCGAAATTTCTAACATACGTGTGGGCTCAGAATTCAGCAAAGCTTTGGCCTCGCTCAAGTTCAAGCCTGAATATCCCAAAGAGGTCATTGAAACCATGGTAAGCAATGCCAAAGAAAAAGTGATGCGGGAATATAAGCCAGATTGGCTAAATGTTTCAGGTTCCACGGCTTTGGTATTCAGAGACCAGACGGGAGAGATTGCAAGGAACAAAAGCAACGCTTTGAATCCATACACGCCCGAGGAGCTGCTAAAACAGCATTTGCAGGTTGTGCTAGACACAGGCAAGACGCAAGAGGGAGCCGGCACAAAAGGTGAAGGTTCTGCAGGGCAAAAATCGGACCCTGTGGACCTGCGAAGTGCAAAAACGCAGCTTGAAGCAGACAGGGCTATTGCTGCTGCTTTGATGGCGAAAGGGCTTACTAGAGGCAGTGCAGAATTTGCTTCAGAGCAGACAAAGTTAAGGGCTGAAAACAAAGTAAGCCTGCTTCCTATCCGCTAAGAAAAAAAACGACAAATAAATCAACTTTTGTTTTTATTTGTCGTTTTTTATTTCTACATTTGTTGCTAATCGAATAGCAATTTTCAAACTATAAATATAAGGGCATGTCGTTAATCAACACACGCGTTCAGAACGTCAGAGCCGCCGGTAACATTGATAAAAACGAGTTGAGGGCTTCGCGCTATGGCGCGCTTGATTTGTTCATGATGCAATCGTCAGACCCGGCCGGTATTTTGACAGAAGAGCTTAAGCAGAAAGCGCTTAGCTCAATTGGCAATACATTTGAAACGCCCGTCATTGATTATGATGGCAGCGTAACAATTGGAAGCACGCGCAGCGTGACAATTGCAGACGATGAAAACACGTCGCAGATGCACACAATTTCGTTCGCTACATTTTCGTGGGGTTTCACAATCGTGCCCGCTATGTATATGAACAACGAGATTGCAATCCAAGCGGATTTTCAGCGCAAGTTTTTGAAGTACCTTTACAAGTTTGCGGAGACGCTTGATGCTGTGGCTGTGGCTGCTTTGGATTCGGCCAAAACGCAAGTTTTCGAAGATGCTTTGAATTATGCTATCACGGGCGACGTGCTGCAGGCGCCTTGGACTTCGCGCGACAACGTTATTGGAGACATTAACCCTATCATGGCGGCCAACGATCACTATGGCCAAATCCATTTGCTTGGAAACGCAGGCATTGAGAGCATCATACGCAAGCTAGCAGAAAGGGGTATCTACAACAGCGAAAACAAGACGCTCGAGTATTCAGACAAGATGCTGCACTTTTCTACGCGCATTGGCAATGGTGTAGGCGAATTCGCAAACGCTTTTGCTGTGCAAGGTGGTTCCCTTGGCGTTCTTACCCGCTTTGAGCGTGAAAGCTTGCTTGGCACGACCATGCAGGACGGCACAGAGTGGGGCATTGAGACGCTGCCTATGATTAACTTCCCTTGCGGTACGTACTTCTACGAAAGCAAAGGAGACTTCTCAGGCATTGCAGGCGCCGCTACAGCGGACATGACCCGGGCACGCAAAGAGCACTATGGTTTTGCCGTAGATGTTGCTTTCATTACGCCGTATAACTCGGACCCTGCGACCATCGCAAATCCGATTATGCAGCTTGCCGTATTGGCAGAAGTATAAAAATTTCCTTTTGGTGTGGGGAGAGTGGTGGTAAGGGGCGCGGCGGTTTTTCAGTCGCGCCCCTATCATCTTATCAAATAGAACAGATATGTATAGGCCTAAAGATGCAATAGACGGACTTTTTGGCTTGATAGGTTGGCGAAAGCACTACAACCCGTCAGGGGTTTTCTTAGCTGCTTCTATGTTAGAATCTAGGACAAGCCAATGCTACCAAGATTTTCACCCCCTGCTTACGTTAGATAACATCGAAGCGGTCGCACCGCAGTTTGAAGCAACGAACCATGCAGCTTGGAATAGCCTCAAGGCATACGCTGTTGGCGACGTAGTTTCTGTTGCTTCAGCCACTTACCAATGTTTGCGAGCAGGCACAGGCCAAAACCCTACAACAGCGGCAGCTTATTGGGAGCTTACAAATGAATTTTCTATTTGGCTAAAAGAAAAAACAAGGGCCGCCATAGGGAATGCAATTAGGAAGGTGTGGGCTGAAAAACTAAGCGACAGCACATTAAAAAACACACTAGAGCAGAAATACCTTTTTGATGGCACGGGCCGGATGGTAGATGTTATACCAAACGAAGGAAAGCTTGTAGGATTTGAGTTAGTACCAATACGCGCAAGCGGCGTGACTGTAAAAATAGAGAAGGTTGGTATACAGACTAACGGGCAGGGCCATATGACTGTATATCTAATGCACTCAAGTTCTAAGGTGCCCGTTGCGACGTACGAATTCAATAAAATCCGCATAGGCACTATAGAATGGTTTAACGTTGGCGAGTATCTGCCATACGTAAGCGATGCAACAGACGCGGGAGGCAGCTGGTACCTAGTATATAAGCAGGCAGAGCTAGCTAATGGGATGCAAGCAATTAGCAAAGACAGGGATTGGTCAAAAAAACCATGCTCAAGCTGTTCCGCATACGATTCTAGCTCGTACACTGCTTGGAGTCGCTACCTAGAGGTACACCCGTTTTGCGTTAGTGGCTTCAATGCTGAACCAGATTTTAACAACGACTTCAATAGTGACTTCGCAGGGCCAGGCTTAGAGCTTTGGGACGTAGAAGATAACCAATACACATACAGCACAAACTACGGCCTGAATCTTCAGGTAGCTATAGAGTGCGACCCGACAGACCTTATCATAGCCAACGCCCGTACGTTTCAAAACTTAATTGGTTTGCAGCTTGCTTCCGATATGCTTCTTGAAATGGCGTATAACGCAAACGCGCGCATCAATAGACGGCAGCAATTGGCTTCGCAGCAAGAAATATTGTACGCTTTGGATGGCGACAGCCAAGGCTATAAAAAATCAGGCATAGCACACTCGCTAGCTTTAGAGCTGAAAGGTTTGAGCCTAGACATGACAAACATGAGCCGCCTATGTTTTACATGCAATAAAAAAGGCGTAAAGTTTATGACTGTATAACATGGAGGCCTTAGTTAGAATGATAGCAGGCTTAAAGAAGTTTGAGCAGCTTATACTAGACACGGTTAGAAGCACGCTAGAGCAGTATGATTACATAGCACTCGATATGGTGGCCCAAGACCAGCTATATGAAAGAGGCATTGACGGAGACGGGCGCTTTATTGCAGATACCCAACCCTATGCAGCTTTTACGATAGCCGTAAAACAGGCAAAAGGTCAACCAACAAACAGAGTGACGCTAAGGGACGAAGGAGACTTTCATGCCTCGTTTAAGTTAGAATTCTATGACACATACTGCACCATCGTTGCAACAGACGAAAAAACAGAAGCTTTGATGCTTAGATATGGGCACCAAATATTGAACTTAACAGACGAAAACGTGTCGGAATTAGCGCAAAACTATGTAGCGCCGGCCATAACAGAACTTCTTAAAAACTATGCTAGCTCGAGTACCTAAACCGCAAAGCCCTTATGGGTTTGATGTACCTATAGGATTGATGCAAGACGCTTTGGCGGAAGAATTCAATTGGCTTAACCACGTGTTCGGAGCTGCGCAGAACTTAACCGAGAGGCGTGGGACAAAGCTCGTGAAATACCCGGGCGTGTATGCTTCCGCTAATCAATACATAAGCGTTCTTCCTAGCGACACGCTTGGCAACATATCTTTTTTCATGCTGCATGACCCCATAGAGGTCAAGCCGTTGTCGGGCCGCAGTTCGATATTGACTGCCAAGGCGTCGATTGTATTTTGGGCAAATCTGAATACTGTATTCGGTGCTTCGATTGACAGGAACGCAGAAAGGATGACGCAGGACGTGTTGAAATTCATAAACGGTATGCGAACAAAGCAAGGACGTTTCGTTGCGTCTACGATGTATAGAAACAGCCGACACGTATACCAAGGCTTTGATATTGAAGAAGCCGACCATCAATATTTAATGCAGCCTTATTTTGGGCTGCGCATAGAGGGAAAACTAATACACCGAGATATATGTTAAGCTTAACAATCTGTTTGGCACTGCTATCTAGCTTTGCCGTTTTGACTTTGGGCAAAGCTGGCCTATTTGAGTATTGCGCGCTGCACGCCCCTAAGCAAGTGGCAAAAGCGTGCTCATGCAGCTTGTGCGTTTCTTTTTGGGCAAATGTCGTTGTAGCCGTCTTGGTATACATGCTAATTGGCGACCAAACCGTTTTAGTGTGCCCGCTTGTAGCCACTCCGTTGACTAGAATATTGATACAGTGAAGACAAGCAAAATAGCCAGCCAAAGCGTAAGATATTACGATAGCTTAGAGGAGCTGCCAATATGGCGGTTCCAAAAGTTCAATAAGTTTCTGCTAGTCGATGCAGGCGTCGGAAGCGACTTGGCAAGCATAGACAGCAAGATTGCTAAAATAAGGGCACACCTGAGCGCGGGGCGCACCAAAGAGGCAGATATTGAACTTGTTAATGTGCGGCAAGCTATGCTATTGGTTATGTCAGAGGTAAGCCCAAAGCACATGGCTTTTTCTGCGCTTGTGCATAGCATAGGCGAAAAAGAATACAGCAGCCCGTCGGACTCAGCAATGCAAGAGATATTTGCATTGCTGAACACAGAAAAAGCAAGCGCCCTTTCGGCGCTAGTCGATGCAATGCGAAAAAAGTTCGACGCGGAATTAAAAGCCTTGTTTCCGGTGGCTTTCGATTCCGCAAAAACTAACCAACAATATGACCTGCTTAAAAGGCGCGTGCTTGCTATAACCAAGGGTATAACAAAGCTCGTAAGCTATAGTGCAGAGCTTGATGCGTTAGACGACAGCATATTGACTGTGCACAAACCGGAAAAATTCATGGGCGCCGATAACCCGGAAACAGCCTACGATAAAAATTTCAACGACTTATGCGCCTTTATGCTTACGCAAAACATACAGGCGCCGAAGCAAATGATGACCATAGACTTCTATGCCACGTTTGAGTTAATAAAGAAGTCTGCAAAACCAAACGCTAAAAAACATGGCAGATAGTCAACTGAAATACTCGGACTTTGTCAAGCCGGATGAAAGCATAACAAATCTAATAGCACAGCTGGAGGAGTTGCTAAAGCACTATGGCATGCTATACGGCAAAATAAAGGCGGACGCGCAAGACCTAGAAAAGTCAATGAAGTCTGCATCTACAGCCACGGACACCGGCCGCAAAGCCATTGAAAAAGCGACGGCTGAAGCAGACAAATTAGCTGCGGAATATGAGAAGCTTACGGCTGCGCAATCAGACACTGCCAATGAGCTTGCTAAGCTGCGCGCAGAGCAGCAGAAACAGAACGCCGTAAACAAGCTAACTGAAAAGTTTAATAACTCGCTAGAGGGTTCCTATGACAAATTAAGCGCGCAGTATTCTTTGAATGTTATGAAGCTGAATGCTATGTCAAAAGCAGAGCGTGAGCTATCGCAAGAGGGCTTGATGCTAACTGCATCTACAAAAGACGTACGCAATGAAATGAAACGCTTGAAAGAAGAAACCGAAGACCATCGCTTGTCTGTGGGTGACTACGAAAAAGGGTGGCGTGGACTTGTGCAGCAAATGTCAGAAACTAACGGTGCCGCTGGTAGCGCTGCGCAGGGTATTGGTGGCTTAGACGACGCGGCAAAAAAACTTTTAGCTAATCCCATAGTGTTGATGTTATCAATACTTGCAGCCACGCTATATGGTCTGTTTAGCCTATTCAAAAGAACCGAATCGGGAGCCGACTTGATGGCAAAAGCCACGGGCGCTTTGAACGCTGTTTTGTCTATCGCTGTAGGCGTAACAGACAAACTATATAAAGCTATGCTTTCGGCTTTTGAAAACCCACAGCAGGCGCTTAAAAACTTAGGAGAGGCAATAGTAAAACAGGTTCTTAATAGGCTTAATTCGTGGACGCTAATAGCTAAAGCAGCTGGTCAAGCTATGCAGGCCCTTGCAAGTAGGGATATGGCAGCATTGGAACAGGCTGGCAAAGACGCAGGCACGGCTTTGATTCAAATGACTACCGGCTTAGATGCCCAACAGCAACGCGAATTTGGCAAAGCTATAGCAGATACTACGGAAGAGATAAAAGCGCAGACAGCGGCATTTGTGGCGCTTGAGGCTTCTCGCAGAGGTGTACGCAAAGAAAACAGGAACCTGCAGAGAGCACTTGAAGAAGTAATAACAAAAGAGGAGCTAGCAAAAGCAGTTGCCGACGACGCGACAAAGTCTTTCAAAGAGCGCGAAGCGGCAAACAAAGAAGCCCAAGAAGCAACAATAGAGAGGGCTAAGCTTGAAACAAAAATAGCGTCTAACAATTTAGGGCTAATTAGCCGTGAAATTGATATGCGCAGCAAAAACGGCGAAAACGTGGAAGAACTGCTTGATGCGCAGCTCGGAGCCTATTCGCAGTTGAAAGCTGCGCAGCGCAGTTATCTGTTGGCTGTGCGCGACAACGAAAAAATAGAGTCTGAGCTCAAACAGGATAGGCTTGAAAAAGACCTAGACATATTGATTGATGGTTTTGAAGCGCAGCAAGCTATAAACTTAGCTATTGCAAACGATACTACGCTAACTGAACAAGAGAGGCGCAAAAAAATAGAGGAGACTCGGGCACTAGCTGAAAGGTCATTTGCAAAGCAGATGGAAACCATACAACAGTTCACAGGTATAAGCTTGGATTCGACGGCCCTAATAACAGAGGCGGATGCTGTAGCGCTTAACCAAAAAATAAGGGCTTATGACCTTTCGGAAGTTATTGAGGGCAGATTGCTTGAGGCAGTCAACGGCCGCAAGAATGCTTTGGTGGGGCTATCTGAAGCAGAAAAAAAGCTAGCTGCAGACAAACTAAAAGCAGAGCAAGACGAACTTAAGCTTAAAAAAGAGAGTGCAGCAAAGCAATACGATAGCGCCTTGGTAGCCTATGAGCAGGAAAAAGAGCTGCGCATATCTGAAATAGATTTGATGCAGGTTACGGAAGCTGAAAAGACAAAACTAAAGCTTGCTGCAGAAAAGGACCGGCTTGAAAAAATGCTTAAGCTAAACGCCGACGTTGAGGGCCGCATGACAGATATGCAGGTGGCCGCTGCTCGCAACACAATAAAGAAACTTGAGGCAGAAATAGCCAAAGCAGGTGGTGGTGAAAATAAAGACTTGTATGCAGCCCTTGGTTTTGATTTGGACGACGAGCAAAAGCTGTTTCAGATTCGCTTAAGTTCATAAAAACAGCCATAGTGGATTTGCTTGATGCAAGGATAGCAGCCATAGATGCTTCACTAGAAAAGTCGCAAGAAGAAAAAAGCGAAATACAGAGCCGCTACGATTTAGAGCTTGAAAATAGGGCTAATGGCTTGGCAAACAATGCAGCTCAAGTGCAAAAAGAATTAGAGTTGAACAAAGCAAAAGAAGATGCTTTGTTGAAACAGAAAGCCAAGGCGCAAAAAGCAAAGGAGCTCATAGACACAGCTACACAGATAAGCAGTTTAATAACGGCTTCTTCAGAAATATGGGCTAGCTTAAGCGGAATTCCAGTTGTCGGGCCTGTGTTGGCAGTTGCGGCAATAGCTGCTATGTTTGGTAGCTTTGCAATTTCAAAAATAAAAGCCAAGGCAGCGAGCAAGCAGCAGTATGGAGATGGCGGGTTTGAATTTCTAGATGGTGGCTCGCACGCCTCGGGAAACGATATTCCCATAGGCATGACTGCAAATGGCAAACAGCGCACTGCTGAAGGTGGCGAGGCTTTAGCCGTCATAAATAAGAAAAACACGCGCAAATATAAGCATCTAATACCTACGATTGTAGATTCACTCAACGCAGGAAATTTTGAAAAGCACTTTGCGGATTCGGCTGCTTACGCTACGCAGATAATGTCAGTCTCAGATGCAACGGACACTAGCACTATGGAAAAGCGCTTAGAGCAATTAGTTAGCCAAGGAAACGCGCGCACCTACACAGATGAGCGTGGGCGCTTAGTAGAAATAAAAAACAACTTAAAACGCACTTATGTTTAATTGGACACTAAAAACTAAAAAGCCAACCACAGTCAATATGCTAGACCCCGAGCGCGCTGTGCTAGGATTCAAGTGGATTGGCGGCGAGGCTGTTGTTAGCTTGACAGATAACTACGTGCGCCTGCCAGTTGTTGCGCTAGAAGTCTATTATCTGCAGACGCCTAGCTTTGTTGCGACTTTCACAAACGCAGCATTCTACGATGCCAACGGCTTGCTGCTTTCAGAATCAGTGCCAGTGCTTGGAGCCACAGCGCCCGCCGGAGCCGTTACGGGCTTCTTTTCATTTGTCATTGCGGACACTATAGAAAATTTAGCTATAGTGTCCGGTGCCGGGGCGTTTGAACTGTATTACGATTCTGTGCCGGCAAATCCGATGTATAGAAAGCTTAATAGGACCGTCAAGGCTGAGCCGGGGCAGCAGTTCTATAGGGAATCAATAGATGGAAGCTTAGTGTTCTTAAAAAGCGACTATGACTATATAGTTGGGCTGCCGTTCGATACCACTATAAAAGTGCTAGGCTTCGATTCAGAAAGCGGCCAAAGCATAAGCGCCTATTTTCATTTGACCGACTGCGAGATAGATTCAGACGACAAGAAATTGACGGCTAAGCTAAGCACCACAGACCTATATGAAGACTTCCTAGGCAGCAAAGACAAGGTATTTAACTTGCTTGACATAGCGGCCGAGTTAGAGCCTGTTTTGCTTACGCGCAGGCCTATTCTGCAGGTATATGTAGCCGGAGACAATGTGCTAACGAACATAGTGTCAGGCGCTTATTGGGAACAGCAGCTTAGCATAGACCCGGTATATGATGACAGCGTTTTAACAGGAACGCACAAGATGTTCAATGCTTTGAACATACGCGCCATTCCCGCAAGCTATGTCCCACTGCTAAGCACAGACGTAACCGGGAGCTACAATAGCAGCCGCGTTAATACGACAAAGCCATACAAGCTTGTAGAAACAGCAATACCGTTTGTTGGCTTTTTCAAGCGCAAGTTTCACATAGTGCCCGTTGCGGCAACTGAAGGCGCGGGGTGGTCACTTTCAGCACTATATGAAACCGAGTACACAGACTATTTTAATATAAGCGTCAATGCACTGCTTTTCAAAGGTGTCAATGGCCAAACAGGCGAATTTTATTTTGCAGAGTACCGGATATATGCACGGCTTTATACAAGCTTATTGGAGGTAGCCGCTGTTGCTACGCACCCAATACCCGCTAACGATTTGGTGCCTGCAAACCAAAACTATACAAGGATTGTACCCTATGGCATAAACCAGTTTGTTGTATACGACGAATTCCAAGGCACTCCCAACAAGTTTGGCCGCGTGCCTGAAGGTTCGCCGGATTCGGGGCTTTATTACAGGCAGCTTCTGCCCGCTGTTGAATCGGGCGCGTCTAACGCAATACCCATATCGCAGAGCAATTGGAAAGCCGTTTCGCTGTGGTATTACGATACGAGCGCTACGAAGTATTTCTTGCGCGTAGAGGGCGAAAAAGTGCTTTTGCGCGACTGCTTCCCGCTGCACTCGGTTATACAGGCGCTGCTTAATGCTAATAAGCTTAATTTGACTTTCACAGCGTCTTCGGAATGCTCGCAATTCCTATACGCTGCAATTAACCCACTTGGAGGCTTCACGTTCTTGGATTTTGATTTTGCAGGCATTTTAGACGCGTACGCAGGAAACCTAAAATGGCTTTTGACGCCCAAGTCTAACGCTATATACGGCAATTACGAGCAGCCTGCGGCAATAGCTGAAATAACACTTGAAGGCGTGCTTAAAATGCTCAAGACTTGCTTCAACTGCTATTGGCACCTAGAAAATGGCATGCTGCGCATAGAACATATTTCATGGTACGACAAGGGCGGCACGTATTCAGGCGTAGAGGTTGGGGCAGACTTGACTAGCTTGATACAGCCAAGGAACGGAAAGCCGTGGAGCTTTGCTCAAAACAAGTGGAGCTATGAAAAGCAGAATATGCCCGAGCGCATTGAATTTTCTTGGATGGACAAAGTAAGCTCGGGATTTGAAGCGGCCCCCGTCAACATGATAGGCAAGTTCGTGCAGCCAGGGAACATAGAGGAGCGTTCAGCCACAGGATTCACTACAGATGTGGACTTTATGGCAGCCAACCAATCGGAAGTGTCTAAGCAAGGCTTCTGCATGTTTGGGGCAGTGATTCACGAGGGTATAAACAAAGCGCCTTTCGTAGAGGTAGCTATACCCGGCTATGAGCTTTCTTTGCAGAATGGGTTTTTGTCATTCCCGTATCTGCGAGATAGGTTCTTGCTGTTCAACCTGCCCACGGACAATGTAGAGATTGATGGGCAAGAGCAGACAATAATTGGCAACGTAAGCCGGTTCAAAAAACAAGACGTTGCCTATCCGCACGTAAGCTCAAACTATTACGCGCTAGTTAGAACCGAACTAGGCTTAGGCAAACTGCAATCGACGTCGCTAGACTTCGAAAGCATGATGGAAAAATCGACTATAATGCACGAAACAATATAACGCAATGACACCTTACGCAAACAATTTCAGCGTCTTGCCTTTCTATACGAACGCAGCGCAGCTTCAACATAAACGCAGTTACAGCTACGGAGACAAATATGCGCTTTACTCATATAACAGCAAAATACTGCCTTTCCAAATAAAGAGGCCTACGAGCATTGCGCCAATAGTTTCTTGCGTGCTGAAGCCGGAGGGAGGCGACGCGCTAGACATAACAGCCGAGATGCTAGCGGCAGGTTTGAACATACAAGCGTTCAGTGGCTATGACTTGATTGTCAACCCGTCGGCTATGATTTTCCCCGAATTGCAGCTTGTAGAGGGGCGCCATACTTTGGAAATTTCAGACGGGGTAACTACATGGCATAGCGATATTTTCACGGTGCGCAACGATACGTCAAAGTTGGTTAAGCTTTTGTTTTGGGATTCGCAGAACCTAGAGCACGCACATGGCCAAATATCCTACGCCTATCCGTTCAAGAACTACATACTGCTAGACACAGAGATTGGCAAGCCTGAATATAAATTCGAAGAAGAAGTAAGCCGCCGCGATGGGTATCTGTTTTATGAAAAACAGATAAGCTATAAGCTTTTCAAATTTGCATTTTTGGCGCCCGAGTACCTATGCGACGTGCTGCGATTGGTGCGGATGCACGATTATATAAAAATAATTGACAAAAATGCAAATTATTCAATAGAAAGTATTATATTCGACACGAATTGGCAGGACCAAGGAAATTTGGCAGCCGTCAGCGCAGAATTCGAATGCGATACGGTTGTAAAAAAGATAGGTAGAGGCCTGCCTATAAGCCCATTGGGTGGATTCAGTAATGACTTTAGCGACGACTTTGACAATCAATAATTTATGTGGGATGCACTAAAAAGTGCCGTGTCTGCGGTTATCACAGACAACGACAGCAACGAAATTACAGGGCCAATATTGGAAGCGCTGCTTAATAGCAACGTCATACCGCAGCTTGGTTCTGCGCAGATAGCCGGTGTTGCAGTTCCTACGACGGTTCCAAGTAGCTTGCCTGAAAAGCCTACATTCTATTTTGCTTACAAGTTAGGTACTTACTCTAACTTCTCAAGCATAACCATAAAAGAGTCAGGCCTATATCTGCTGTTTTGGAATTTTGCAACGGGTGTTTGGAACGTAGTGCGGCTATACGATTCAGCAAACAGGCTTGGTGTAAGCTCGCTGAATTATGTTGCTTCTAACGGCACAGCTGTTGGCACTTTGCAATCAGGGTATTATAGCCTAGTCGAGGCTATCGACGCCGTGCCCTCGGGTCCACCGATTGGTATGGTTATTCCTAACACAATAACCTATCAAAATAGTCCTATGAATTCGACACCCGTGTTGATTTATATAAAGGGCTTGGTGCGCGTAGGTCGCGAATACCGTTCACTGCTTGTGCAAGATTATTATACAGACAGCACCACGTATTGTGCCAACCTAGAGGGAGACTATGTGCTTACGCTGCCGCCCGGGGCAACAGTGCAAGCAACCTGCGAAGCCTTATATTTGAATCCAACAATAACGTCTTTAGGTGCTGCGTTTGCTGAAAAGACAAGGTTTAAGATTACATTCACAGCCGCAGTCCCGGCCGTTACGGTAATAGCTGTAGCAGGAACCTACGTAAAAGCTGCAGGCACGACAGTGATAAGCAATGCTGTGAACGCTACACAGGCTAGCAATAACAGGGCTGTGTGGGGAGGTGCTACAGCATCAAATGTGCGTATCGAAGGTGTAATATCTGTTAATAGTAATGCAAACAACCAAATAGGCGCACAGATACGCGTATATAGTGCTGCGAACGTCTTGCTTGAAACACTGCGGCCACCAATAATAACAACGGATGGCAACGGTCGCTATGAAAATCTAAGCATATCGGATGTGATAACTTCAATGCAAAATGGATATTACATAGAGCTTTGGCTGGCTAACTTAACTGCGGTGCAAAACGTATCCGTCGCGCAAAACAGCAAATATAACTTAATAGCATAATGGCACCCATACTCAAAGCTTATGTATTAGTGGTATTACAGCATGCTAAGAAGCTAGCTTTATTTGGATTTAGCGATGGCTACAATGTTGCCATCGCTTCTTCCACGTTTGTTTGCTTTGTCGAATTCATAACGCGCGCTTTTGAGATAGAGGTATTCGGCGTGCCAAACACGGTGCTGTTTGCCATATTCGCCACAATAGCCATAGACGCCTATTATGGCATACGCAAGTCTGTTATGCAGAGCAAAGCGGCGTTCGAGATGGCAAGCCTTTATGGAGACGGCCCCGAGTATAGGAAATTGATGCGCACGCACGAAACCAAAAAGTTTCAGCTAAGCAAGCTGCGCTATACGTTTTTCAAATGCTTCACGCTTCTCGGGTATCTGTATTTTGCAAATAAGCTTTTGCAGTTCGATGCAAATAGCGACCTCCTTGCCATTGTTGGCTTCGCAGGCAGCTTGGTTCTTAAGGTGCCACTTACTATATTTTGGTACTACGACTTCAAGAGCATAGGCGAAAATTCTGCCCACGTGTATGGCAAAAAAGCACCTATATTCGTTATTATAGAAAAGCTTGTTGACCTCAAGATAAAAGACTTAAAACTATGACAGCAGACGCCTTAAAAGAGCAAATAGCTTTAGTGATAAAACAGAACGGAAACCAGGAAATAACTGGTTACTTATTGCAGCAAGAGTTGTTTCGCATCGTGGATGCTGCTTATGGCTACACAGACGACGAAATAGATGCTGCGCTAGACGCTTCAGCAGAATTGACGCTAGAGCCTGTTTTAGCACAGCAAAACGCGCCGGGCACGCAAAGCTTAGGGTTTAGATACCTAGTAGCTACCGCGCCAACCGGGGCATGGGTTGGCAGAGCAAACGAAATAGCTGAATGGGATGGTGTGGGTTGGGTTTATACAACACCTGTGCTAGGAAATACCGTATATGTTGCGAGTGCTTTGATTACAAGGCGTTGGAGTGGCACGGCTTGGGTTACGGCCTCAAGCACAGCTGTTTTGAGCAACGGCCAAAATGGTGTGGCAAGCGGATTAAAGTTTGGTACTAACAATAACACGCCCGTAATACTGCGCAGCAATAACGTAGACAGGCTTAGGCTTGGTACAAATGGCACGCTTGGCTACGAAGCAGACACATCTGCGGGCTATACGGGTTTGAGCGTCCCGCATGTTAGTTGGGTGCAGGACTACGTTACTGCTAACGGTGGCTTAGGTGCAGGCCAAGGCTTGACTGAAAACGCAGGCAATATTGATTTGGGGGGAAGCATTGACCAATACGCTACGCTGAATCTTAACCCAATGAATGGTGAATTTGGCGTGCTCGCGGAAGACGGCGGCACTTTTATGTCGGCATATTTTGGCTCGCTTGGCTCGCCATATCAAGGTTATGTAAGCTTAATAACAGGCAATGAAAGCGCATCAAGAGGCCAATTGCAGTTAAACCCTGAATCTGTTGAGTTAAAATGCAATAACCAAACGGAAGGCATATTTACTTACTTACAATTCGGGCCAGACAGAGGGGAGCTGTTAACCACAGATAATATAGGCCGCGAATCAGTCGTATTAACTGCGCCAAATGTGACAGCCATTAGCTATTCGGGCAGTGAAAACTATTCAAGCATGGTTTTGTCAAACACTGGACTTGCTGCAAGAGGTAAAACAATCGGACTTCAAACAGATATGATTAGCATATCTACGTTTGATTATGGCAGCGAAGAAGCTTTGTTTATAGCAAACTACAGCCAAGACCTTAGCGAAAGAACTTTTTTTAATATGTACGCGTCTGGCCTAAATTTAGGTTATATAGATCAGGTGACGCAGTTAGATACGCAAATTAATGTTGACGGTCCAGACATAAGTATAAGTGCGCAAGGCCGTTTAGATTTTAGGGGCAACCGGCTTGCTTTCTTTGGCAATGACCTTTTTTTAGGTGCAGCGCCTATTGGGAGCGCAAGTAATGCTTTGCTAGTATATACTCAAGATGGGAACTACGCTATCCCTTTAATTAGCGTTCCATAATTCAATTTTCAGATGCTTTTATGTGTTTAATCTTAAAACATTTTTCTTAAGCCCAATTTCACTTATGAAACAGATTAAAGAAGCTCGCACTTTCGTGAGCACAATCGACGTAGTTGCAACAGGCACGGACCTAGTGGCCAAACAGTCAGGCTTTACATTCAGCAAAACCCTGCGCGATGGCGACGGCAATGCAATCAAGGCTGAAGAGGCCATTCAGGTTACTGCGTTGGCCAACCAAGTCGTAATTGCCCGGTCCAAGCCGCAGCAGGAGCGCAGAGGCCCCGGCCAACAGCAAGAGCCGCCTACCAACACTGTGATTCCTATGGTTGGAGCCTATGCGGCGCTTGCGTCGCTGCCTCCGGCCGAAGCCGTGGAAAAGGTATTGAACGACTTCGTTCTTCCGCTGTTCGAGTAAAATAAAAATGGACGCATTCATAATAGGATGCGTCCATTTTCAATCCAAATACAAAAGTAATGATTTTATATATCCTATGATTAAAGTGTCATAGAAGTCATTAGAATCACTATCACTAAGCATTAAAAATATTTTTGAAAATAATTCTTAAAAAATTTTTTATTGTCGCGGCAAGTGCCTACTTTAGCACTATCAAATTACAAAACAAACCCCGACAACCATGCACATATCTAATAAACTTCAAGCAATTTATGACGCTGCAAACCGTCCTGAAAAATGCGACAACAGAAACTTTGCCACAAAAGCAATAAACACAGCTTTGCAATTTGAGCATGTGCAAATCCTAATTGCGCCACAAGGCAAAGTGTTTGTAAGTGGCACAAAAAAGCACAACGTCAAAATACGCGTAGCTAACAGACAAAGAACGGCGCTAATGGACGTAGTAAGTTCTGAAAAAATGCTGCCAATGCTTGCTTCTTTGTTGGAAGAAACTAAAAGCCAAATGCCTAAAGAATCTGAAGGCACTAAATGCTGCAAATGCAATGGCAGCGGCATAATTAAAGCTTTTATGCACATCTATAATGGCGTCTGTTTCGATTGTCTCGGTATTGGCTACACATTCAAATCTAACGCACAATAGTTATGACAGCAGTAAAGAAAGGCGAAACAGTGTATGCAGTCTTGAATGGCCGCATACAGAACCTAGAGACAGTTAAGGAAGTGCACAAAGGCTTAGCAGCGCTTAGCTCGGGCACAACGGTTGTAGCCAAACCCGATAAGTTTGGGGAGCTGCTGCAATCCACAAAGCAGACTATGCTAAAGTATTATGCAGAAACCGAACAGATTAAGCATGCTTGGGAGCGGCAAGAGCTTATCACGTACTTGAGCAGTGTGAACTTCAAAGAAGTGCCTTTGGTGAAAATGCGCAAAATAGCCGCAGTGCTCAAGAACCAATAAAAAAATATTCTTAAAAACTTTTTTTATTGGAAAACGCTTATTATCTTTACAAAAACAAAAAAACTATGCGCATCGACTTAAAAGCCATAGTGGAACAGTCAGGCATAGATTTCAATAGCTTCGCCTTGGCTTTATTTCCACACAACAAACACTCGCACATGGCACTAAGGCGTGCCATGGACAAAAACACTATGCTGAACGAAAGCCAAGTATACCTACTCGCTAAGATGTTAGACGTCGAGATCCAAGACCTATACACAAGCGGATGGAAACTAAAGGCAAAC